GCCTTCAAAACTTGCCCCGGAGATAAACGATCGTGATTCTGCTACCGATTTACCCAGGATTGCCGCGGCATCGGATAGTGTCGTGAATTCGCTGCTCAGTCTGCTCAACGTATCAAAGGCATCTTCTCCGGCTTTTTTGAGCGTATCGATTGTAGGCATGACGCCTTTAGCGAACTCATTGCCGATCCCACGCAGGAATCCGTTGATTTGCTCTTCAGTGAGCGCCTTGCCTTTTTCTGATTCCAGGCGTATTGTTTTGGAATAGTTGGTTACAGCATCAGCAGACAATCCCAAGTTCTTTGCAAAATCCTTAGTGGATGCCGCGTATCCTTTGATTGCCATGTCAAATACTTGCTGGAATGCTGCGGAGTCTGGGGAATCGTATTCCCAGTGTTTGTTACCAACAAGAAGTCCGCCTTTAGCACGATCAACACGGGTAAACCTACCATCAAAACCTTCCGAACTCACATCACCGATCGCCACTTCCTGACGGAATTTGCGGGGGCCGTGACCAAATAATAAAGCCCCGAGACTGCCGATTACCGGGATGGAGTCTAATACTTTGTTGCCTAGCGTTTTGTTTCCTGCCAGTGAGCGGAATATCATATCGGCTGCGGCAGCGATAGCTAACGGGCCGGCAGCGGCAGCCAAGCCAGCTCCAGCAACTGCCGCCCCACCGAATTCCGTGCCAACTCCCAAAGCCGTACCTGCCCCGCCAAGAAAATTTGCGCCGCCCGCGCCGAACACTCCAGCGCTTGCCGCACCGCTTGCCCCGGCACCGAATGACGTGAATCCTAAAGCGGATGCTCCTTGACCAATTAGCGAACCAGCGCCACGACCAAACGATGAAAGCAAGTTCGATCCGGAGCTCAGAATGTTCCCGAAGTTAATTCCCGAACCGCCACCAACTCCGCCATTAAATATCTGGTTAAGTCCGATGGCATTTGATATCTTCATTGCCGCGAATTCGGCAATCATCCGGCGCACGGCATTAGCCACGCCCTTCACCATTCCGTCGAGCCCATCATTGAATGGATCAAATAGGAAATTGGCCAGTGAGGTTTGAATGTTGCGTGACGCTTGTATGGCGTACTGGTTTAAAGAATCAAATGTGTCTTTGCCATTTTTCTTAACACCAAGAAACTCATCGTTAGCTTTTTTGAGCGCACGGTTATATGTTTCCTGGCTGATGGCTGCGCCGTTGGTTAAATTTTGTAGCCGGTTCAATTCCTCGACAGTATCAGCGAATTTTTCCTGATCGGTTTTTACACTTTCAGTGACTTGCTTGTATTTATTCAAGTCTGAAGTGATTTGATTAACCTGGATACTTTGCAGGTTTAATCTTTTGTTTTCTTCTTCAAGCGCATCGATCAACGGCAAAGCGGCTTTAGTTGCGCCCAGTTTTGCTGCTTCCATCCGCTTGATTGCGAATTCGTTTAACCCGATTGAATCAACTTCGGTTTGCAATGTCTGAATAAACCTGTTTCGAGCATCAATGTCTTTTTTTGCTTCTTCAGCATTTCTGCCGAGCTCAACGGTATTTGTTTTTAGTGATAAAGTCTCTCTTTCTGTTGTCTTGGTAAGAAGATCACGCTCAACGATCTGAGATTCCACCAGATCGCGCATTTTTGACATACTTCCGATCGCCGAGTCAAAGTCTTTATTGAAATCCCCCTGGATCTTGAATGCGGTGTTGAAATCGAACTTAGAGATAGCGACGGCTTGCGCAGCCATGGCGCCGATAGCCTTGCCAGTGATATCGAATACGATACCAACAGACCTAACAGAATCGGTGGCGAATGCTGCAATTCGCGCAATAGAATCGCCCCATGCCTTTAATTGTCCGGTCTGACTGAAATTATCTGCCTGAGTATCGGCCTCTTTGAGCGCGTTGGTGTAAGCAGTTACCGCAAATATTGAGGCTTGGTCGAATAGCCCACCTACTTTTACTTTCAGGTCCTCTGCGAGCCTTTGAGTAGATCGCATCTGTTTTCCGGCATTGGCCATTGCCCCTTCGTATACACCGGATATTTTTGACGCTTCGCCCAAAACCACATTGAGCCTTGCCTGTAGTTTTTCATTTTCCGTGAGAGCATTCTGAGTAACCCCCATTTCTTTCGCTAATTTTGCATAGGATTGCTCAAAATTAACGTTGAGTCCTATGGTTCGCAGAACATCGACTTGTGCCGATTGGATACCGTGAACAAGTGTGTCCAGAGCTTGTGACGAATTCATCTGGCCGATAACCGCAGCATCCTGGGCAAGTCTTGCTAACTCTGTCGCTTTGGATAGATCAATCTGAGATTGAATCATCCGGGTAACAATCTGGCGCGACTCGATCATGGAAATGCCCTGCTTCCTGACCGCTTCCGTTGTGGCGTCAACTGAGGTTTTTGTTAATCCTGCATTGCGGCCAACAACATCGAGAACAATGCCAAGCTCGCTATAACGCTGTGAAAGAGTTGCGGCTTCGGTTATTAATGAGGTGAGTTTTATTGTCGCAAGAATGCCGCCGAGGGCTTTCAAAGAACCAAAAAATATATCAGCCGCCCGCGCGCCACTTCCGAGAGACGAATTAAGATTATTGACTGGCTGCACACCTCGTTGAGCGCTATCGGCAATGTCATCAAGAGAGCGTTTGACGGTTCTGCCGCCGCTCTCATTGATAACTATGTCAACTTTTTCTGTGATATCGCCCATTTGTACGCTTTATTTCTCGAGTACGGAAACGCCTGATTCGGTTGAAATACCGCCTGCTATTGCTTGCTGAATGAAGCCTGGGCTTGCTTGTGGCGAAGATCCTCTGTTCAGGTCATCGATATAAGGGATATTGATGTTGATATGAATTTCTTCGCCTAGCTCGCGGCTTACCAAAGCAGATTCAGCTTGATCGATCGCGGCCTGTGCATTTGCCCCGGAAGTGCTACCTTTTGTGCCTGGAACATAGGCTTGCGTTGTTTCTACGAATGATGGTTCTCCGACTGTTACAACCACTGCAGAACGTGCACGACCCACATCAACCGGCATGGCCTTGACCAGCAAAGTATCAATAGAGCGAGCAACTCTCTTGGTTTTCTCATTCAGATTCACGACAATCGTTTCCCCGTGCTCTCTGAGTCGCTTTGATAAATCATCTAGTCCGGCCATTTACTTCTTCCTTTTTTCCGCCGCCCACTGTTGATACGCTGCATCCAAAGCGTTGATGTGATATTCCATGTCATCGCGTTGCTCTTGATCATGGATTCCAACCCTGTCGCAGTAATCCATGATCGTCATCCAGGGAATATGCCCAATACCGCCAAAACTGCTTGCCCTGCTTGTGTCCAACCTATTGAAGGCTATGAAGTACATCTGCAAACCAGGCAATAAAATTGGCGCGTCTCTTATTGCCTTTGGTAATTCATTTCCTTCGCTTACTGCCTGCCTGATAATTTCCTTTTCAGTTCTGCCCTGCTTAAGCGTGTAAAGCAGGACCTCTGCTAGTTTTTTGCGTCTGCTTCCCGGTCTGCAGTCCGGAACAATTGCATTTTGTTGGTTTGAATCTGGAAATCAGTGAACAGATCAGGCAGATCGGCGAACGCATTAATCACGTTTTCTTCTGTGTATGGGAGAATCGATCCGTCAGGGCCTTCGATACCTTGCTTCCATTTTCCTTTGTCGTCCTGAACTTCCCAGTTAAGAACAACCGCTTTAGCGTAGAGCTGGCGATTAATCTCGCGCTCTTTTTCAACCGGCAGAATCTCTTGTTCGATCAACCGGCGCACAGGCTTCGTAAGAAATTCATGCGTGCGCACGAACTTACTGTTTGAACTACCGGCGCGCGCCCCGGTTATCCGGAATGTCCCGTAGTCCAGCACGATCCCCTCTTTCTCAAGTTTTTTGTCGGTTGCAAACTGTTTGTACATGCCGCTCATAAGTAAATGTCCTATTAAGTAATAAAAATCACGAATCCAGATTAAAGCCACCGATTGTTTTTAAACCTCTGCTACATCAGGCAGGTAATCAAAGAACATGATCGCCGCCGTGTAATCCATACTTGTGGAGATACTTGCTGCGGTTGCCGCGTCCATCGTTAATGGCAGCTTGATAGCCTCATCCAATTTGATATCTGGATTGCCGCCGCCCAAGGAAATTAATGGAAGATCAATCACGAATCCGGCGTTGTCTTTAACAACAATTGCATCGATCGTGATATCTGAGTTATTCCGGATTGCTGCGATGGCTTGAACGTCAGTGAAGTAAGCAGTCAAACTTCCGCTCACGGCAAAAGTCCCGGCTGAGATATCGAACGAACCCAAAACACCAGCAGCTTTTGATGGCTTCAGGTTGTTATTGATCGTTAATGAAAAATCAGTGATGTATGCGAATAATGGAGATACCGCCTCATCGGTCGATGAAACAAGCCCCATCTTGATCCGCTTGAAGTCAGAACTTGTGTTGTACGCATCAGAATCAACAAGAACCGGGCGCGTGCCTGCTTTAAGTCCGGTAGGGCCGTCAACCGTTTCAGAGTCCGTGCAAATAAAGGAAACGTCGCAAGTGATCTTGGTAGATGTGCCGATGTTCAGCCCGAATTGATTGGGAATAGCGCCAATCATGTACATGCCCTGAACTTGTGATGGCGCGCCGGTATCTGGAACACCCAAGCTGATTTCTGGCTGATAGGTGCGACGCACAATGCTTGTGCCGGTTTCGTTCTGTAGCTTACGACCGAAGTACATGCGCACAGTCTTGCTGGTTCCGGCGTCCGTTACCATCGTAGAAACAGACTTGTCGAATTCGATGTAGCCAGCAGCAATAGAGCGAATACGCTTCCAGCCGCAATTAACCGCATTCACCAGGTTATGTGCAGCGATATCACCACCGATATAAACAAACTCACCGACTGTCAGGCCAAGCGTTGTCAGGTTAACAGCCGCTGAGACTAATTTTGGCAATGCTCCGCTTACATCAATCGTGATATCCCCAGACGCGAATTGGTGGCCGACCACAACCAACTTGCTTTCGGTCGGCGTGGATGC